TGTCATCTGCAGAAACAGTTAATTTAGCTACTATATCGAGTGATAGTAGATATGGGATATTATCTAAAACAGGTGCAGATGCTAAAAAAATGTTTACAGATAAAGTAGTACCTATCAGTATTAATTATCCGTTTTTCTTCAAACCAATACAAGATGGTATGGACAGGCCAAAGTCAGAGCTTGCATATAGAGTGCCAGCTAGTAAGTTTACAAGAAAAAAAATAACAGCTAACGAACAGCTTGAAGATATACAAGGTTTAGATACAACTATAGACTGGAAAAACACAGGTGACAATAGTTATGACGGTGAAAAGTTAGCTTTATTAGTTCACGATGAAAGTGGTAAGTGGGAAAGACCTGATAATATATTAAACAACTGGCGAGTAACTAAAACATGTCTTAGACTAGGTAGTAGAATTATAGGTAAGTGTATGATGGGTAGTACTAGTAATGCGCTTGACAAAGGAGGTGATAACTTTAAAAAATTATATAATGCAAGTGATGTCACAAAGCGAAATAGAAACGGTCAAACGAAATCTGGTTTATACTCTTTGTTTATCCCAATGGAATGGAACTATGAAGGATTTATTGACGAACACGGAGTTCCAGTATTTACTACTCCTGACAGGGATGTGCTCGCACCAGATGGTCAACTAATTGACATAGGTGTTATTGATCACTGGAACAACGAAGCTGATGGTTTAAAAGGTGATCAAGATGCGTTAAATGAATTTTATAGACAATTTCCAAGAACTGAAGAACACGCGTTTAGAGATGAAACAAAAAACAGTATATTTAATTTAATAAAAATATACGAACAAATAGATTATAACGAAGAGATGTCTAGAACTTTAGGTATTTCAACTGGTAATTTTCAATGGGTAAATGGTGTTAAAGATACAAACGTAATATTTTATCCAGATCCAAAAGGCAGGTTTAAAGTTAGCTGGGTACCACCTCAACATTTACAAAACAAAATAATACTTAAAAACGGTATTAAATATCCTGGCAATGAACATATGGGCGCTTTTGGTTGTGATAGTTATGATATATCTGGAACTGTAGATGGTCAAGGTTCAAAAGGAGCTTTACACGGATTAACTAAGTTTAGCATGGAAGATGCTCCTGCTAATAGCTTTTTTTTAGAATACTTATCAAGACCACCAACAGCTGAAATATTTTTTGAAGATGTATTAATGGCATTAGTGTTTTACGGTATGCCAATACTTGCAGAGAACAATAAACCAAGATTACTATATTATTTACGGCGTAGAGGTTATAGAGGTTTTAGTATGAATAGACCAGATAAAATATGGAACAAACTTTCTGTAGCAGAAAAAGAAATAGGTGGTATACCAAACTCTAGTGAAGATATAAAGCAAGCTCATGCAGCTGCTATTGAAATGTATATACAAGATCATGTAGGTATGAAGCAAGATGGTAGTTTTGGTAGTCTATATTTTAACGACTTACTAAACGATTGGAGCAGATTTGATATAACAAAAAGAACTAAGTTTGATGCAACAATAAGTAGCGGTTTAGCTATAATGGCTAACAATAGGCATTTGTATGCACCAAACGCAAAGGTTGAAAAACCAAAACTAAATATAAATATTTCCAAGTATACTAATACTGGAACTAATTCAAGAATAATTAAGCAATAAATATGGCATATCCTAGCAAAAGCTATTTCCCAAGTCAAACCGTTAGCGACGCTGAAAAGCTAAGTTACGACTATGGTTTACGAGTTGGTAGAGCTATAGAGCAAGAGTGGTTTGATGATGATAGAAATGTTAATAGATATAGAACAAATCACAACGACTTTCACAACTTAAGATTATACGCTAGAGGCGAACAACCTATACAAAAATATAAGGATGAGTTATCTATAAACGGTGATTTGTCCTATTTAAATTTAGACTGGAAACCAGTTCCAATTATATCTAAGTTTGTTGATATAGTTGTAAACGGTATAGCTGAAAGAACATACGATATAAAAGCTTTTTCACAAGATCCATATGGTGTTTCAAAAAGAACACAATATATGGATGCTATAATGAAAGATATGAGATTAAAACAATTTAATGAAGCTGTAAAGCGAGATTTAAATTTAAACGTTAGAGAAAGCAATGTAGAAGAATTACCTGAAACAAACGAAGAGTTAGGTCTTCATATGCAAATATCATATAAACAATCTGCAGAACTAGCTGAAGAACAAGCATTAAATACTTTGTTTGAAGGTAATAGATATGAATTAATTAAAAAACAATTTTATCAAGATCTTACTATTTTAGGTATAGGTGCTGTTAAAACATCTTTTAATACTTCAGAAGGTGTTGTTATTGATTATGTTGATCCAGCTAATTTAGTTTACTCTTATACAGAATCACCGTATTTTGAAGATATATATTATGTTGGTGAAGTTAAAACAATACCTGTAAATGAATTAGCAAAACAGTTTCCTCATTTGACTGAAAGTGATTTAGAGGAAATAATGAAAACAAAACCAACTACTAGATCAAACTATAACTCACAACATAATTACGATAAAGAAGATAACAACACAATACAGGTTTTATATTTTAACTATAAAACTTATATGAACGAAGTTTACAAGGTAAAAGAAACTGGTACTGGTGCTGAAAAAATAATACAAAAAGATGATTCATTTAATCCACCACAAGATAAACAAGGTGGTTACGGCAAAATGCTAAGATCTATAGAAGTGCTTTATGATGGTGCTATGATACTTGGTACAAATAAATTGCTTAGGTGGGAAATGGCAAAAAACATGATGCGACCTAAAAGTAATTTTACTAAAGTTAAAATGAATTATTCTATTGTAGCACCACGTATGTATAATGGTAAAATTGATTCTTTAGTTAGAAAAATAACTGGTTTTGCAGACATGATACAGTTAACACATTTAAAACTACAACAAGTTTTATCTCGTATGGTACCAGATGGTGTTTATTTAGATGCAGATGGTTTAGCAGAAATAGACTTAGGTAACGGCACAAATTACAACCCACAAGAAGCTTTAAACATGTTCTTCCAAACTGGTAGTGTTATTGGTAGGTCTTTCACACAAGACGGTGATATGAATCCTGGTAAAGTACCGATACAAGAAATTACATCAGGAGCTGGTGGACAAAAAATGCAAGCACTTATAAGTAATTACAATTATTACTTACAAATGATTAGAGATGTAACTGGTTTAAATGAAGCTAGAGATGGTAGTATGCCAGATAAAAATGCTTTAGTAGGTGTGCAAAAACTAGCAGCTGCAAATAGTAATACAGCTACAAGACATATATTACAAGCTGGTTTGTTTTTAACAGCAGAAACAGCAGAGTGTTTATCACTTAGAATATCTGATATACTAGAATATTCACCAACAAGAGAAGCGTTTATACAGTCAATAGGTGTACATAATGCTGCTGTTTTAGAAGAACTAAAAGAACTTTACTTATATGACTTTGGTATTTTTATTGAATTACAGCCAGATGAAGAAGAAAAGATGATGTTAGAAAACAACATACAAATGGCTCTTCAACAACAAATAATAGAGTTAGCTGATGCTATTGATATTAGAGAAATAAAAAATATAAAATTAGCCAATCAGCTTTTAAAAATAAGAAGAAGAAAAAAGCTAGCAAGAGATCAGCAAATACAAATGCAAAACATGCAACAACAAGCTCAATTAAACCAACAGTCTGCTCAAGCAGCTGCTCAAGCTGAAATGCAAAAAAATCAAACTATAACTGAAAACGAAGCTCAACTTGAGCAAATTAGATCTCAACTAGAGTCACAAAAAATGATGCAAGAAGTTCAGCATAAAAAAGAGTTAATGGCTTTAGAGTTTCAATACAATATGCAGTTAAAAGGTATGGAAGTACAAGGTCAAAAAAATAAAGAAAAACAAAAAGAAGATAGAAAAGACGAAAGAACTAGAATACAAGCAACTCAACAAAGTCAACTTATAGACCAAAGAAATAGTGGTAAACCACCTAAAAACTTTGAGTCTTCAGGTAATGATATACTAGGAGGAGGTTTTGGTATGGGTGCTTTCGATCCTAAATAAATTTATTAATTATTATTATATTATATTATGGCAAAAAAGAAAAAAGAAGAACCAGCAGTAGATAATACTGTTGAGAAACTAAAAGTTAAAAAAACTAAAATAAAAAAGTTTGAATCAAAAGAAGATACTGTAAAAGTTGATCTTAGTAAAGAAAAACAAGAAGTAAAAGAAGATGTTACTAAAGTTGATTTAAACGAAAAACCAGAAGAAAATAAAACTAACGAAAAAGAAGTAGTTGAAGATTCTAAGCAAGCAGAACCTGAGCAAAAACAAGAAGAAGTAAAAGAACAAGAAGCTCCAGTTTTAGAAGAAATTACTGAAGATTCTACTGAAAAAGAGATTAAGAAAGTAGAGGAAAAAGTTGAAGAAGCAATAGCTGAAGCTAAAGCAACTGGTGAACCATTACCAGAAAATGTAGAGAAGTTAGTTGAGTTTATGAAAGAAACTGGTGGAGATATAAACGATTATGTAAAACTTAATAAAGATTACAGTAAATTAAATGATAATGATGTTTTATATGAATACTATAAACAAACAAAACCTCATTTAACAACTGAAGAAATAAACTTTTTAATGGAAGATTCTTTTTCTTATGATGAAGAAGTAGACGAAGAACGTGATATTAAAAGAAAAAAGCTAGCGCTAAAAGAGCAAGTTGCCAGCGCTAAAGCCCACTTAGACGGGCAAAAGTCTAAATACTATGAAGAAATTAAAGCTGGAAGTAAGCTCACAACTGAGCAGCAAAAAGCTGTAGATTTCTTTAATAGATA